TGCCTTTTGATTTTGGAGAACATACGCCTCATCGCTATCTGTATTTTTAATCCAAAATGAATAAGTAACATTATTCCCAGTAATGATAGCATTACTTGCACCAGCCTCTATATAATCATCTGTACCATCAAACGAAGTAGAGCCTGCGGATGCGTGGGAGATTTCTTTTCTTTTAAATGGGAAAAATAGCTTTAAGCTATCTTTTATATAACCTATCCAAGACCATGGCGTATTGAATAAGCCTAATCGTAAGCCAAACATGGCTTAACCAAAGTAAGCTATTACAGAACCGCTTGCGAGAGTGAAGCCTGTCCAATCACCAAATACCGTAATCCCTTGTGGGAATGTATTTGACGAATCTATTGCATCGCCGCTACCACCACTTGTCCCAATAAAATCAGAAGACCTTGGTGTGAGAGTTGTGAAGGATGAATCTTCTAAAAATTGTACTGCAATAATATTGCCCGATACGGCATCTGTGCCATCTTCAAATACACAACCACCTTGACCTAAACCAATATTTCCTACTTGTTTTACACTTAATTTCCCTATATCAGCCATCTTTTTTCTCCTATGCTATGATATCTTACCGGGCTTGACAAATCCCATAGATATCTTGGTTAAGAACAGGGGGACATTAAGCCCCCCTGTATAATCATTTCAATATCCTAAAGTTTACGGATTATTGAAGTTTACGATTTGTCCAGCAGCATCAGCGGCTCCTTGTACTAAAGAAGCTCCGAAAAGAACATCAGCAACTACAGAAGTTGCGAGATAATCAATGTCGTATGAGCTTTGTACTCTCGGTGCAATTTGCATTGCGAAAACTACACTATCTTTTGTGAAAATAGATGCAGTTTCATCCCCTGTACCACCATCGTCATCCCAATCAACAGAATAGAATACATCCATTCCCATGATTGAACCCTGGCTACCAGTAGCATGAGCAGAAGCTCTACCAGATTCATTCGCAAGAGAGAATTCATCTAATGCAAACAAAGAATTGTAAGCGGCTGGAGATGCATACAAAAAAGTATCATTTGTATAATCAACACCAATGTCCATTAATTTCTGCGTACCAGAACGAATCTCAGCAGAAGTAAATGTATTATCTGTTGTAAGCGATACATCGTTAGCAGTCGCGGATTGAATTATATCTACTGCAAGATAATTCTCAACCTTCTTTGCCAATGCATACCCCATGCTCTTTGCATACATATTAAATAAATCAGCACTTTCCTGAACACGAACAACATCTTCGATACGTTTAGCTTCGTAAAAATGTTGATCGATACTAAGGTCTGTTTTTCCATCCGTGTTAGCGGAATAGGTTACTGCCCCATCAGCACTTTTTGAAGCGGCAGTTTCTTCATCAACGCGAGGAATATGAAGAGTACCTCCACCCCCGGACAATAATGCAGAAACATCTGTCACTTGATTTTTTAATTGAAATCTACGCTCTGCGTAGTCTAAAATAGCCTCGGCCCAAAGTTCAGGGATGAAATTTGCGGCCGTGAGCGTGGTTACGTTAGCCATTTGATGACTCCTTAATTTTTAAACGAATTAATATAGTCTGCCCAATTTTTTCGTTGATCTTTTAAATCCTTTTGACGGAATTCATTTCGATTAACTTCACCAGACGGACCTCTTCCCGGTTCAGCGGTATTCGTTATTGTTTGTGAAATTGTTTGTTCGGCATAAACTTCCAACCCATTTAATAATGGTATATTATCCGCAACTTTCTTTTGATCATCAGAAAGTTTTGAATATATGGATTCACGCCTCTGAGATTCATATGTATCTAATTGATTCGCTTTAGTCTCTAATTCAGCCATACGGACTTTAGATTCTTCGAGTAAGGTTTTATATTCGCCTTGCTTCTCCAATTCTTTTTCCCTGGCTTCTTTTTGACTTGATTCTAATTTAGAAATACGATCTCGTAATTCATTCCGTTCTCCAACCACTTCATTGAATCGTGACTGCGGAATATTATTCTCAGTTTTTAAGTCAACTGCGACTTGCTTTTCCGGTTGAGCTACCTCTGGGCTTTTTACATCACCCTTGATGTCTTGATCTGTCATTTTTTACCTCTTTTGTTGAGTTAGACGCTATTTTTAATAGCTTTTTTTCGGTCAGCCCTTCTTAAAGGCTTGTCCAAATTTTCTCCTTCATACCCTGATGGAACTAATACACATTGGCAATTCGTCTTACATACCGAGAACCCCGACTTCGGTAAACCGATTTGACTAAAATACAACATTGTCCCTTTCATCCCATGCCTACTTGCACAATCAGGGCAAACATTACCTCCAGCGGTAATCCAAGTAAACTCAGTAATGGCGGCAGTAGCGAAAACTACTCTCATAGCCTTTCCACCTCCCCATTCAACTGCATTCCCTGTCAAATTTTTAATATTATTACGATATGTTCCAAAAATCCGTCCTCCTTGTTCCAAATCAGTCTCAAGAACAATAAGAACCTCTTCTTCAGTCATCCCCGATGCTAACATTATTAATAAAGCCGTTTCAATATCTAATCCACTCTTCTCGGATTGCTTATCTGAAACTTGCATTATTGCATCTTCAAATGCCATTTGTAAACTTTTCTATAAATTTTTCAGTCATTTTATCGGCCTTAGATTCCATCTCTTTTGTTAATCCGAACCATTCTCTCTTGGGAACCCCAGGATGATTAACCGATTTCCGTATTTGGACACCATTCTCGGTAACGAAACTTAAATGTGTAGCGTTTTTCGGTGTTATCTTATATCCACTTGTCCCTTCTTGATGATATGTTGCAATATCTTGCCTTGATTCCCTAACACCAACTATCGCAGTAAGGTCTTTGTCCGTAGCCCTTTTATAATCTTTCAATTTTGACATTTTCCCTGTTGCATATAATGGTGTACTCGGTTTAAGCATCCCATCTGATTGCTTCTTTGCAATCGTGGATGCCTTCAATGATTTAAGTGTACCATTTATACCTTCACCCTTATCTATCCGCCGAGAATGATCTTTTTTTACTTCATCAGCTATCTCATTTATAAGATCGGCAGCCTTGACTTTAGGAACTTTGATATCTATATCAATTTTTAGACTTAACATTCGACATCACTTTTTCACCAAACTCTTTCCCCGCTTCAATCCCTTCTTGGATTTTATCTTTATGAGACATAACAAATTTTTGAGAATGTACCTTTAAATATTCTCTGGGATTTTTAAGTAATTCCTTTAAATTTATTCCGCGAAGTATAGAGTCGGCTGATTTTTCTATCTCAGCGACCAATCTATCTGTCTTATCAATATAATCATGGATTATTTTAGCCAAATGAAAATCCTGTCTGTATGTATTTCTCTAATGTTTCTTCTTCTATTTCGGGATCACGCTCTGTCCAGTAAGCTCGTTTTCTCTCATCGCCAAATTGCTCAAACTCCCATTGCCATTGGTCCCGAGTTTCAGACTGACTCATCGGCATTGTTGGTTCTTTAAAATCCACAGAGAAAAAATCATCAACCTGGACACCAAGTTTTGATAAAATATTTTTATCAATCTCAAACCTTTTCCGCTCCCAACTTCTCCAAGTATCATCAATACTTGCTTCTCTTTGCTCAAGATTCTCAATATTCTCAATTTTTAAAGATTCCCCAGATTTCGCCTGTCCTGTATTGGCCCATTTAACTTGTAAATGGTTATTCTGGAGATGAACCTCTGCAAAGAATTTTGTTGCATTGATTAATTGATCAAGTGATGCACTCCCGAGCCGCCCGATATCTGCCTCAGTTGGTAATACAATAAATTTATCAACACCGCTTTCGATACTATTCTGATCGTCCGGTAAATTTTTAATCCATTTAATCCCTACCGCATCGAACCTATATGCTAATGCTAATTCGGTTAATGCGATGTCTAAATGAAGATTCGCCTGTGCTAAATCAGTAGCCCCCTCTACCCAAAAATCCCCAGCAATTTGTGGGCTACGATGTGCGAAGCTAATCGGCATCGTGTCGTATGGATGGAAAATGGAAGAA